CACTTTGCGTAAGAACATTACGCATCTCATCGGTGTAATCTTCTGGTTCAACCAAACATTCAGGTGAAATATTATACTGCATCATCAGGTGTGGATACAGACTGTTCAAGTCAAACGATGCAACCCAGTTATGCAAGCCAATCTGTGGCTCTTTAACATATGCACCTTCAAATGCTTCAGTTTTGTTCTGCACTCTACGAGGAGGAACAATAATCTTTTTCTCTAGCAGGTGTGCATATGTCAAAGCATCCCACATCCTAGTCTGTGCAAATACATCTTCATAGTTACACTTGGTATCATATGCAAGAGTCAAAGCCAACTCAAGCAACTTCAACTTGTCTTCTAGTTTAAGAATCAGGTCTACGTCTTTGATGTTGTAGTCAATAAACTTTTGATAATCAAGGCGATATAACTGGTGAAGGTTATCATATTCATCATATGATAATTTGCTTTCACCTAGTTCAGAGTTTGCAATCGTATCAAGTCGGTAGTTATCTTGTCTCTTGCCATCAGGAGCATACCATTTATACAATTCGATATAGTCGAGAGCAGATAGACCAGTGATATGATATGCAATCATCTCACGACCTTTATAGTTTACTTTGCGCTCCCATATATTACCCCATGGAGATAATCTTTTTGCCTCATCTTCACCAAGAATTTTGCGAAAACGATTGACGAGATATGGAATATCAAAGAAGTCTATGTTCCAGCCAGTGATAACATCAGGTGTATTTTCTTCCCATATATTCAGGAAAGATTTACATAGTGACCATTCATCTTTGCATTTGTAATAGGTTATATTCTCAGGATCATCATTCTGATAATCACCACAGCCATAGACATTGGTGTGACCATTAAGGTAACGAATACATATTGCGGTGATTGGTTCTGTAGCGACATATGGATCAGGAAATCCATTCTCTGAACCAACCTCAATATCTATTACTGCAATAGAAACATCATTGATATCCCAATCAATCTGACCGCGGTGTTCATCTGCAATGAAAGCATATTCAAACCTATCTTGACCATAGATTTTAAAGTTCTGAACATCTTTATAGTTATTAAGAAACTCTTTAGCATCTTTGATATCCAAGAATTTCATTTGCTCAAGGGGTTCACCGAACAGAGTCTTCCATTCGGTAGCTTTCTTAGTAGGCAAAAACAAAGACGGCGAGTAAGGAACTTTTGCCTTTACTCGCCGACCATTATTCACACCACGAAATAAAATATTGTTGCCTTGTATGGCAACATTCGTGTAGAATTTACTCATTGAAAGTTAGACACCACTTGGATCCCTGAGCCAAACATCTTGTTATATTGGTTCAACACCTCTGTTACAGGCGTTGTGATTGTAAGAACATCTGTAGGTGACAATGGAATACCTGTCTTGAATTGTTCACTAAACTCCAAGAATGGCATGAATGCAATACCACCAGTTTCATTTGGTCCGCGTGGCGGTACCATAACAACCTGAACAGGCTGTTTCATAACGATAGCACCAGGAAGTGTATCATCTTCAATTACTTCGCACAAATAAGTCTTCTCACTCTTAAGAGTAATAAGTTGAATCGTCATACTTTCACCTCAGTAGTTGCGGGCAGAACACCCAAAGTAAGCCAGCGTTTGGGAAACAACATCTCACGACCTTGAAAATCGGACATATCATAGTTAGGGTCTTGCACCCACCCAATGACCTCGACCATATCATCGTATTCCCTATAAGCAAGATCATACCTTTCGGCAGCGATCATTTTATGTTGAATAGCCAATTTCTTTGCGAGTTCTTGCAGTTTCATTTGATACCTTTATAGAGTTAAAAAAATAATTATAACACAAATATTAATTTTTTGTGGCAAACTTAGAGAAGTTTGGTGGTTGCCAACCTTCAGGCTTCAATACTTTGCCGTCTTCACGCTTGAGAACCAAGCCAGTTTCGGGATCAATTTTAGCCAAATTGGATGCAGCACCTTCTTTCCAAATGGCAGGGCAATTCCATCCCTTTGACAACATATAGCCAATAATTACCCAAATCATATCAAAGCAGGCATCAACTTGTTCTACCTCATCTTTTGCCATGATAGCTTCTTTGAATTCACCATATTCCTCATCAATAAGTTTTTCATATAGTGCTGCTTGAATAGGATTATGGCTCACTACAGTTTGACCAGCAGCAATCATAAACTTCGCAACATCCGAAAAGACTGTTGCACCTTTGTCTCGCAGGTCGTGAGACAAATTTTTGATAATGATACTATCATTTTCTACGGTGAGATTAAGTGTGTCATCAATTTCCCAACCCAATTCCTTTATCATTTCTTCAGGAAGATCAATCAAACCATCTCCATTTTTTAACACTTCAACGACCAGCGATTCATATACTTTAGACATTTTTAACCTCAACATTACATTTTTTTAGAAAATCAACACCATCCGTATTTCTATAGTCATTCTTATAGAATACTGACTTAATACCTGATTGATAGATTAACTTGGCACAATTGAGGCATGGTGCATGAGTGACAAACAATGCAGCACCATCACAAGAATTGGTAGACTTTGCAACCTTTGCAATTGCATTAGTCTCTGCATGAAGAACTTCTGGTTTACTTTTGAGAAACTGAATCTCACCTGTGGGCCAGGAGATTTCTTCTTCACAATTGTTATCCCAACCAGTAGGCATACCATTGTAACCTATGCCAATGATTGTATCATTCTTTATGATAACACAACCAACATGAAGGCGCCTTGCAGAAGACAAGTCAGCATAGACTTCTGCTGTCTTCATGTGTGCATGAATAAATTTTTCTTTCATTGTAACACTACCAAAGGTACTTGAATTCGTTTCAAACCATTTGCATACATAAAAAACGGAAAGAATCTTTCACCAAGAAAACCAGGGTATCTCCAAGGCAATGGTTCAGATGTTGTTTGTACCGTTGGGTAAACATTTGAACAATTTTTGAAAATGTATTCCAAGATTTCAAATAGTTCCGTTGCATACTTTCTGAATGCCTGTCTACGCATAACATAACAGGTTTCAAAATTAATTATATTACATTGTTTGAACCATGTCAAGTGTTTTCTGTAGTCAGGATACAGAACATCAATTGCCTCTATAAACTTATCCCAGTATTCTCTTGGTTGTGATTCAAGGTATTGTGATTCGATAGAAAGGTTTACTGCAACAGAATGATTGGTCAAAACATCGGCTGTTTCCATATAGGTCAGAATGTTATTGCCCATCTCATCGCTACCCAACCTATCGGCATTATCTTGCACAGGAGGCATAATAATTTTGGCAACATTCTTAGGTGCTACAGGATCAACCATCAAGTACCGGCGATAGGTGCTGCAACCAATATAGTCTACAGTAGGATTTTGTTCTAGCATCCAATACTCTGTAGCTTGCTGACCCATAGCTTTTAGAAAACTATCCTTATCCGTTTTAGCCGAATAAAGCCACCAAAATTTATTGATGCCGCCGCCATGCCTGGTTACATTAGTGCAATATGATGGTACATCCAAGTGACCGTAAGCTTCATCGGATGCAGCAAAGGTTGGCACAAGCCAAGAAGAATTTCTATTGACTGGAAATTCTTTGTGAAAGTGGCTGTAAACCTTTAAGTTCATTCAGCATCTCTCTGCTTTGCTACTTTAACTGGAATCGAAGCAATGATTTCGGCTCCAATCATAAGGTTACGATAAAACTTACGTTTACTTGGTTCTGTAGCCAATGCAAGGATAGTTTTAACCTGCTTGCTCAATTTAAAAGTCTTGTCTCGCTTAAACATAATATCTCCATAATAAATTTAATTATCTACTTCATACGCCTCTTTATTAACTAGGTAAACTCTTTGTGGGTTCTCTTTTGAAAAGACCCTAATGAAAACATAGTTATTATCAGAGACAGTATCTTTCAGGTTATTACAGTAGACAATCTCTTTACTGTAACGATTCTTCAATCTTACAGGTTGCTTTTGATTTTCCATGATGTAACCTCATTATCTATTAATCTTTTTACCAATATTATATTTTGCTACCAATTCCCAATCATCTTTCTCTTTGAATGAAATGATTTTGATTTGGTGTAGTGGTGCTACTTCTTCAATGACACTAGGGTTTAGTATCTTAACTAGACTCCATTCTTCCAATAATTTAGCAACAGCATTTCTCCGTTGTATGTCATTGTCGGATATGTTAGAAGGTTTACCATCTAGTGCAAACAATTCTTTAAAATGAACAAGATAATATTGTCCCTGTTTGTGCAAGATATGACAAGATTGGTATAGAACCTTTTCTTTCCTCGATGATACGCCAATGCGGGTTAGCGTTTCTCTTACCTTGAGAAAGTCATCTTGTTCATTGAGTTGCACTTCAATAAACTTTGCCAAATTAACCATTTTATTTCCTCAATCCACCGGTATCGGTTTGTTCTTTTAATTGTTGGATTTGTTCTTTGCTGAGGAGACCAAGGACTTCCCTGGCTTTTGAATCGGAGAAACCGAAAGCTTTCTTAACGCATTCTATATCTTCACTTTTCTCTGATTTAATCCACTTTGCAAATGGTCTTTTCTGTGACCTGATTGTATTTAGCAAAAAATCATTCTGCAACTTTTTGTCCAGAAAGTGGCGGCGATTCATTTCATTGGCATAAATGACGCAATCCTTATGGTAGGACAGACTGCGGTTCACCAAGAAAGGGGTATATTCTTTCTCGGTGGACTCATCTACGATTAACTGTTTCTTGTTCTGTAGAATCGCATTAACAAAATCAAATGGACTCATTTGAACTCACAATTGACCATGAGTTCTGTTAGACAGGCTACAGTATTGATTTCTTGGTCAGCAACAAAGGCAGCCTTATATTGATAGTCTGCAAGAATCAATACAGCCTGAGGAATGGAATTAGGCTTCATAGTCTCATACATTCCATCATAGATTTTGCGGAACAAGGTACTAGAATCTATCTCATTAGAACCAACCCACTTGCGAATGGAACCAAAGTCTTTGTCTTTGATATACTTCACAATCTCGGCAGTAGATACATCACCAATCTGTGCGAGAATACCAGTATCAATCTTACCAAACTGTGAATATCGTTGCAGTTCATTAATGATGCGGCGAAAATCTGGGAAGTGTTTCTTCACCAACTCTGCGATAACAGAATCTTCATAGTCAATTTTTTCACTTTGCAAAATTGATTGAATTCGTTTAAAGAAAGCGGAAGCCATCTTCGCCTTCTCGCCGTTCTTCATAGCAAAGTCAATGACTGCACACCGTGAATGCAACGGTTCAATGATACGATTCTTATAGTTACAAGTAAAGATAAAGGTACAGTTACTTGCAAACTCCTCAATCGCATTACGCAAGGCTGGTTGTGTAGAATTTGGATTCAGATAGTCTGCTTCATCTATGATGATGACCTTTCGACCACCAGATATTGACATAGACGATGCATAGTTTTTAATCTTGATACGGAAGGTATCAATACCAGATTCATCCGAACCATTAATGACCATGTAATCGCAACCAATCTCATTGCACATGGCTTTTGCAACAGTAGTTTTACCCACACCAGGTCCACCAGACAACAGCAGATTAGGTATGTTCTTTTGATTAACATATTCCTGAAAAGGCTTTTTCAGCCTCTCAGGAATAATACAGTCTTCAATCGTTTTGGGACGATACTTCTCCACCCAAATCATATTTTCCATAATATAAATCTTTCATCACAGTTAAACTTCTTCAATTTGTTTTAGAATTTCATTCACACGGAATTCCAAAACACTAATAGCAGTAGCAATATGACCAGTATCATGCTCTTGCAACATTGATTCTAAATGTTTTATTTCTTTTTCAAGATGCACTTTATGTACCAGCAAATCAAAATAGTCCATATAGTCCATGTTATTCCTTTTGGAATTTCGAACCCATTTCAGTAGAAATCCAATACTGTAGTGGTAGATTCTTATTCTTAAAGTGGGAGATACCCTTTGAAGAAATTTTAACTTCATATGCACCAGGTAGAATCTTGCTCAAGTTTTCAGTCCTGAAGATCATACGATACTTACTGCCTGTGGTGTTGTCACCCATCTCAAGAGATTCGGTGTGTGCTGAATCGTTCTGTAGGTCAAGAGTAACAAG